CACAAGAGATTTAAGATTTCTAACAATAAGTTTTAATCTTTCTTTTTTAAGGTCTTCCATTATGATTCCTTTTCCCTTTAATTATAATACAAAAAAAGGACTTGTCAAGCAAGTCCTTTTGATACTATGTAAGTTACGACACTAAGACTTAATTCAGACGTGATGAGAAATACCACGGTAATTAAGATCGGCACTAGAATGTGAGGCAGCCTTGTGATTAAGGGAGCTTTTATAGTGCTTTCCACGATATACATGCTCAACAGAATCACTGCTGGCTTGCTCGGTCTTGGAAGGTGTATATGATACACCGCGATAGATAGTCATGAGTTTACTCCTAAAGTAGTTGGATTTAATTCCGTTCCTTTAGTCGGCTTTTGCGTCCTCTACTTCTAATTCAAAACACGTTGGGTCTGTCTGCTCAATTATTGCAAATCTAATATCAAGTTTATCACTGGCACTCATAGAAGATCTATTAATACCACCAGAAATCCAATCATAGTCTTCACAACTAAGCAACCGATATCCATCGGGTGCTGAGGCAAACAATAATAACGGCAAAGAAAATAAAAACATAGGATGAACGATCCGTTCCGAGTCGGCTTACTTGCGTCTCCTTTAATAGGGGATGAACGATGAGTCTATTATAGACCCTATACTGTATTTAGTCAAGAAGTTTCTGAAAATCCCTACAAACCAAAAAAATTGCAGCGATTTTTTTGCCGATATTTTGGAATCATTTCCGCTTTTTGGTTGAGGGTGATGGTTCCATCCTCCATAGTTTTGGATTAGTTCTTCCCATACCAAAATCAATACTCTTTAGGTTCTCACGAAACTTATCCCAGTACATATTAAAAATACGAACTTCCTTTTGACTACGAGTTAAATCATATCTCGTTTCTCCATTAACCACATAAGTGATTATCATGGCATCATTAGGACAATCTCTAGTGGATACTTGTTCCCAAGTTCCATTCTCCACCAGTATCTCACACCCATATATGGATTTAGAATTTTCCTTTTCTGATGGTGTCCATGAAGTCATAGACTGTTCCTCTTCTGTTTTGGTAGGAGCATCTTCCAATTGATTTGTCATAATTATGAACGATTTCCCCAAGTAATATCTGGATATGCTTCACTTACATGATCCTTTACAATCTTATACCTATCAGAAAGATTTTTATCCTTACACAGACAAACAATATCTGCTTCTAATGGGTGAAGTCCCTCAAGAATATTGATAAACATCGTTTCACGACGAACACTACTCATACTATCGTTACCACCCTTAATAAAGTTATAGAAGTTTTTAAACTCTCTACGAATTGTAGTGTGTCCATTCTTATCACTTGAACCTATTGAAAATGAATCTATTTCATGCATCCTACGAACTTCTTCTGTGATTTTAGTGCTCAAAGTTCCATTTGATGATGCCTGTTCTTCAAATCCAGAATATGGAACCTCACCTTCTGGAAGCATAGAAATTATACTCTCATCAAAGTTCCAAATAAGTATTGCTTTCAAAGAAATGTGTTCATACTTCTTCAGAACTTCAATCTTTTTTGCTTTACTTCTCTGTTTTGATACAAGATCCAAAACTTCAAAAACAAATGGATTCTTTGGAAGTTCTAATGATACTGTTTTATTCGTTGCTGTCTTTTTCTTCGTTGTTGTCGTCATAGTTTTCAAAATTAAATGCGATTACTTCATCTGGAATTAAATTCCCTTGATCATCAAACATTTCAGAATGATATCTAGGTGCCTCTCTATAGTTCATCATATATTCTCTGGCAATCCAACCAACCATTAGACCCATTATGAGAAATAATACTGTCAGAAATGAACCAAATACTAAACTAATTGCTAACATTTTTTTACTCTGGGTAATTACCTATATTTTCCTCGTCTTGATGGAAAATTCGAAATAGATAATTACTTCCCGTTTCAGAAATCGTAATATCTTTTCAAAAATAATATGGAATGGGCCTGTTTGCTTTCTTTTTCCTCCATTAAGTAAAAATTCAATACCACGATTTCTATGGTCTTGTGATTTATTTATCTTAAGATTTGATGACTTGTCTTTCCCTAAGAAACTTGATTGTATCAACGCATCCTCCTAATTTTTCATCATCACACATTACTTGAGGAAAAGTAGATTCCTTCCCAAACTTAGCATAGAATTCTTCCTGTGTAAAGTCTTCTCCTAGTTTATGAACTTGGAAATCTGTACCGGTCATTTCTAGGACAGTTTTTACCTTATAACAATAAGGACAATTTTCTTTTGAATAGATTTTGAAATTCATAGAATTATCTCACCTAGTTTCAATTGAACAGTATAACACATAAAAGACAAAAAACAAAATGCCCCTTTAAGAGGGGCACATTAATTAAATAGAATGTTTTTGACTAAAAATCAAAGTGCATTGAGTGCATTCTGTGCGTCAGTTTCTTTTGCTGCTGCCGCAGTGTTCTTGGTTGCTGCGGTGTCTGTATCTCCACTACTTTCAGCAGTTCTTGCTTCTTCACGAAGAGTTGCTGCTTCATCAAGAGGTGTCTTGACAGAATTGAGCTGAGTTTCAGTCAGTTCCATGACAGCTTTCTTAGAACCTACGGTGATTGTGGAGATACTAGTGCTATCAGGAACTTCAGAAAGACAAACATCAACACCATCAGAGTCGTGCATCCAGATCTTAACACCAAGACCGGCATAATCTGATTCGGGGTGATGCTGTTCTACTTCATTGGAAGTGGTCAACCAATTACCATTTTTCTTCCAATAATGCTTTAGATATTTTGCCATTTTCCTAGAATAGTTTTCAAATATTTATACCATTAACAATCATCATATCAAGTTTAGAACTCTTGTAGAATTTTCGTGCATCCTCCTCAGTCTCCAAAATAGGTTGTCCGTTCCCATTCAAACTTGTATTGAGTAGAACAGGAACGCCAGTCAATTTGCCAAATGCTTTGATGATATTATAGTAATGCTTGTTAGATTGCTCTGTAACGGTTTGGAACCTGGCAGAACCATCAACATGAGTCACGGCAGGAATCTTCTCTGGTTGCTTAACCTGTGCCGTATAGAGCATGTATGGACTGGGAATAGGAAAATCAAACCAGTCTTGATAACATTCTTCTAATGTAACGGGAGCAAAAGGACGGAACCATTCTCTATTCTTCACAACATGATTGATGAGTTCACGATTATGAAAGTTTCTTGGGTCAGCAAGAATAGAACGATTGCCTAGTGCTCTTGGACCAAATTCAGATCTACCTTGAAAGAATCCAATAATCTTACCATCGGCAAGTTGCTTTGCTATGTATTCATAATCTGGTGTCGGACCTTGATAATCTCTTCCGGTATAGCAGATGTCCTGAACATCATAATTATATCTTGCCTCACCAAAAATGTGATGTGAAACATAAAGTGCAGAACCTACTGCTGTTCCATCATCACCACATGCCGGAAAGTAATGAAAATTTTTAAATTTAGATTTTCTTACCACCTCTGAGTTGGCATTACAATTTAAAAATGATCCTCCAGAAAGACAAAGGTTGTCAGACTCCTGATCAATATCATTTAATACATTCAGAACTTTATTTTCAAACAGGTTCTGAACAGATGCTGCCACATCCATCTTATGTTTGATGTCATCAGTATAGGATTGATAATCAAAATCAAAGGGTGTTCCATAAGATGATAGACCCATCGTTGTTCCTGCCTTATGAAGTGCGGGTCCGAGTCCTAACTTCTCTGTTACTTCACCATACAATACTCCAACCATTTCTCCCGGACAGTACATTGCTTTAAGTTTCTTTCCTTTTCCGTATGCCACCAGAGAGTTTGCTTCAATTTTACCCATACTGCAATCCATACTAAAGCAATGCGCCTCATGAAATGGACTGGTGTAAAAAACTGATGCACAATGTGCCAAGTGATGAGGAATGATATAACACTTGAGTTCTTTACCTTGAATAATAAAATTGTCTATAAGATAATCATTACCAAAAAGTTCTTGTTTGAAATCATTAGTGGCAACACAATCAATATCATCAAGTGTCATACCACAAGAATCTAAAACGTAATTAATAATCTCGTCAGTAAATGCCTGCTGTTTCTTGACTTTTGTAATTCTTTCTGTTCCAATGGCAAATTCTAACTTTCCATCTTTAACAAGACACACGGACCCATCATGTCCAAAGTTCAATCCTAAAATGTTTGCCATAATTTAAATTACAGGAACCCCGTACTGTTGTGATAATTGATTATTGATATCATCCATACTTGGTTGACCCTTCACCGTAGCCCAACACACTATACTATACCTCTTTCCTCTTGTCACTGGTTCTACTCCGTGCATATAGTAATGACCGGACGGAAAACAGACCATCATACCAGGTTCCGGTCTCACACGGATATGATATTCTGGAAAAATAAAATCTCCACCCTCAAAATCATCATTCAGATAGAATACCATTGTGATATCTCTATCGGTAGATTTCTTCCAGATATGTTCTCCTTTTGGTGTGACCCAGATACTCTCTCCATCAATGTGAGGTTTATAGTGTCCACCAATTCCGTAAGAAAGAACCTGTGGAACTTCACTACTATCAATCTCAATACCGTAAAAGGGATTGACGATTTCCTTTACGGCATGATGAAGGAGATCTGTTATTTTGGGAAACAATGTCCCCATCTCAACAATTTGTGTGTCTCTTGTCTTCTTATCAACCTGCCATGAAGTTTTACCCGTTCTATTTGTCGTCTCCGAATCAAAAACAGATAAGTCCTTACAGGGTGATTGTTTAATATAATTCACCATCTCCCGAATACCTTCAGGAGAAATTACATTAGGTCGAATTAAAATGTGAGTCAGTGGATTATCAATCATATTATCAATATTTTATTTATTATACTATTATAGCATACTATTGTGGAAGTGCATCTGCTGCTGCTGATACTCCTGCTAACTTAGTTCTAGCAACACTTAATGGTCCTTTTGTTG